TTTTGCTGGTAAGAACCTAATCACAGCGAATCCGTTCCCTGCTTTATCTCTGGTAGGTTTCCAAAATCTATTATCCTCGTAAGAATTAGATTCTGTTTTAGTTGTGGACACAGCTTCCGCCGCCTTTACGAGTTTATCGATTGATGAGCCTCGCATGCTCTTAAGATTTTCTAAAGACATCTTATCTTTCTCCTATATTTACTGAATTATCCACTTTATACATAACAAAACAATTTATATTATACCACACTTTCATGTGTTTGTAAAGGCCTTTTTTAAGACAGATATACATTTGTCTTTATTGAACTTTACGAATGGTTTATATTTAGTAATCTTTCGATAGATGTCAGGCCAAATAATTGTTTCTGATATCTTCTTGGATTCTCTATCCATAAACCCAGTTATGGAATCGATGATTACGACTGTTTCCAATTGTATTTCATCTTGCATCCATAACTGTATTACCAAAGGATGTTCATTATCATTCGCTTCTAAAAGAGAATCAAAATTATTTTCCTCTGATAATTTATTTATATCATTTTCAAAAGTATATGATAAACTTTCTTGTACTTTTTTGTGCTCACGATAATAACGTTCACCACCTTCATTAAGCATATCACCGACATATTTAACATCATTTTTAAAGTTAGCCACATAGAAATCAATTAAGTTATCATATGTATTGGCTATCTTTGCAAAAAAGTATTTATCCTTTCTTTTAAAGAATGATTGAGGTTTTACTGAAGTTTTAAAATTATACTTTACAGCATCATAACTATCAGTTTCAAAATGTAGCTTTAATGCATTATATAATTTATAAGATTCAAAGGGATCACTCATATTGGAAGTTTATTTCCTTTCTTTACTCTCAAAAGATTTAAGTTAGTTGCTTCCGCTTCTATCTTAGCTTTTAGAGAATCAGTCAATAATCTTTTCATATTTTTATAATCCAAACCTCTTTGCTCTACCACATGGGAAGCTGCGTCTATATAACTCATATTCCCTGTGGCTACCAAGTTCTCTACAGCTGTAGAGAATCGCTTCTTGGTCATTATTTTTTCTTTGACTTCTGAATCAACCAACGAATTCATCTCCTTCATTCCATTCACAACCGGTTAATCCACCAGCCTTAAGTGCTTGTAATGTTCTTAATACTTCGTGTGCATTTCTACCTGTATCCAAAGCATTAATAGATGCATGTTGTATTATTCTGTCTTTATCGAAAATAAATGTTGCTCTATAACAAACACCACCATCTTCATTCACAATATCAAGTTCATGTGATAACCCAAGTCCGCAGTCAGCAGCTAAAGTATGTCTGATATTTCCAATCAGTTCATTATCTTTTTTCCAAGCTAACTTACAGAATTCGTTATCACCACTGATACCGATTACATTTGCTTCATCTACCAACATATCCATTCCAGCAATTTCTGTTGGACAGATAAAGGTAAAGTCTTTTGGGTAGAAATAAATTACTGACCAATCATGCTTTAATGGTTGGTAATTTTCTTCTACATCTACTCTCACAAATTCATTATTTTCATTAATTCCCTGCAGTGAGAATGCTGGGAACTTATCTCCTACTGATAACATTAAAATACCCTCACTAATATACAGTCAGCATTAATTCTGCCTGTTGGTTTATTTATTTTTGTAGTGATCCCATCCCACACTTTTTCTATCTGCTTTTCAGTTTTCTTTAGTATGAGTGGTAGCACATCTTCTGGTTTTCTCAAAGTCGCTGTTCGACTTGAGTCATCAAATCCTTTAATCGTTGTTCCTGATACTTGTAGCCCAGTAGTAGAATCCACACGGTATTCAGTTAGCCTACGCTGTTTAGTATTATACACAAATAATTTTTTACTACCTGGTATAAGTACTGGATTAATAGAAACAAGTTTGGAATCAATATCTTCTTGACAATATTTCAACCTAGCAACTTGTTGATCTGATGACTTTGGTTTTCTCGCTCTTGGAGTTCTTGCTGATTTAAATGATAATCTCAATTTTTCTAAATCTTCAAATACTTTTTCGAATTGAGTCATTATTTTCTTTTTATTACCTTTAGTAATATGTGAATATGCTTCTACACATTGATCACAAGTTTTATCATATGCTTCTTTAATGTTTAAGTATTCTTCATCAAGCATAGCTTTAAATATATTAATTGCATTACCTTTTAGACCATGCATTTTAAATCTGTTGTAGCATCCAAACTTTTGTGTGTAATTACCATCAAACCATCCTTCAACAATAATACTATCCCAATCATGCCATATAGTATCAACAACTTTTCGTCTTGTTCTTTCAGCAGGTGTAATTACAACTACATTCTTTTTCTTTTCTTCTACTTCTTTTTTGATTAATAAACCTTCTTTATAACATTCATCAATTTTATCTTTAAATCTTTGAATAGCTTCATCATCAAATTTCCATCCACGATAGTATAACTTAATACCTTTGTTTACTCCCATAAATTTCCAATCTTTTACTTTACGTAATACAGATATTTTCTTTTTATTATATCCCATTACATCTTCTGCAAATTGATATACAGTAGGTAAATAATCTTTACTCTTATAAAAATAGTTATACCAATTATTCGCTCTTTGATATTCAAGAGAAGTGAACTCACTTTTTTCATCATAAAGTGGTTCAGGTCCTAAATATTTATCTTCTAACGTTACGCCTCTTCTAGCCATAATACTCCTTTAAAATATGGGGTCCAGTGGTTGATGATAAGGAGTTGATGATCACCGGACCCAGCATATTATATAATCTTTATACCATCAACATAATTCTCGGCTGCGCTCTCTGCCCATGCCTCGCTTTTACCTTCATACGGTTCTCTCTTTAACAAAGTTCCATCTTTGTACATTTCGATTCCGTATACTCCATCTGATCTTTTAAATACTTCTGCTCTTAAATCATCTCTTATATAAGTATGTAAATAGTTATATGTATATCTTTTTTCAAACTTAGTCATTTTTTCTTCCCGCCTTTTTTTGTTCATCTACTAATACACTACTCATATAAGCAAAATAACCTGTCACAACTAACAATATAAATCCAAAGAATTCTTCAATCCAACCTAAGTAAGTTAGTAATCCCCAGAACCCAAAACAAAATGTTAGTATAATAATCCAAGTTGATGCTTTAAACCAGTCAACACGATACCCTTTCATATATTCACCTCTCCAGTTAAAATTAATATTGTTCCTAATACCATAAACCAGATAAAAAATATCATAGTCCATTTAAATATTCCTAAAATCATATCAAAGAATTTTGTCATTAACCTCTCCTCATTTTTGATATATCTTCAGCCTCTTGTTGACTGATAACAGGTACAGCATTACTCTTATGCATAGTGGCAATACCTTTTACCAATGTACCTGTATACTTTGGTGATTCTTTTTTTCTCATACCACCATCATCACCCATGAATGTACCATTCTTAATAGCTTCTTCCATAAGTGACTTATATTGCTTAGCTTGTTCAGCTCTGAGTTTATCCAATGTATTTGATTTTTTTTCCATTGGTTTAAACTCAATTGGCTTTTTCTTAGAAGCATTAGCAAAATGATTCTTTCTTCTTTTTCCTGTAGGACCATATCTAAGTGATCCCATATAAAAACTAGTCATTCCCATAATATATTATATTATACCACACTTTTTAATAAATGTAAATAGCTAATTTAAGTTAATCTTAAATACTTATCTATAAGTTCATCGCCTTCAAGCTTTTCGCCAAGAACACGAATTAATTTACCATCTATTCTTCTCTCTATCCTACCATCATTAAAGGTAGTATCTACGACATGTCCATCGTCTAAATGATTGTCGTATGCCATCGTAACTTTTCTAGTATCAAAAGCATGAATCCCTGCTATACCATCGGCCCATACTTCTGCCTCAAGTAATTTCTTTTGTCTTTCTACAGCATTCTTAAATTCTGTCATGTATTATCTCCATCTCTTGTATGAACTTGATGTTTCATAAACAGTTTGTCTGCTTGACGTTGCCATGACTTCTCTATCAATCTGTCAATCATCTTTCTAAATATTTGTCTTATTTTACCCATAACCATACTCCGTAACAAACGGCAGCTGTAAATACGCAACCGCCTAATATCCATAACCATTCAATAATTAATCCCATGAGTCTTGCTCCTTCATAGCATTATATGATTCCATATAAGATGTACTTTCCATCCACCTTTCAGTGTTTTCTTTTGAATAGTGTCTGTTCTCATCTTTATGTAAATCCAATCCATTAGCATTTAGATGAGCACTCTTTTTCATAGATGCTGATAGTTTATTATAATTAACCTTAGGCCTACTATATACTCTTTTTACAGTCGCTTTAAACTCTTGCTCTTCATCATACTTTTTCTTTTCAGCCAATAGTGCTTCTTTCCATTCTTTAAAATTATTTCCCATTACTTACTCCATCATAAAAATAATCAGCATCAAAAATATTGTTCTTACTCATTACTGAGTCAACAACTCTACCTTCATAGCCGAAAAAAATTAATAATCTTTCCTTGAATGTTAATCTAACAGTCAATGGAATCCTTGTTGCTATATGTTCAAAATGCATATACATTATACAGCCTCCTTATCAAAATTTAAATCATGTAAAACAGCATGTGCCATACATGCTTTGTCTTGTGTGTATCTGATATCTGTTTTATCAAATATTCTGAATGCATCAAGTGCATTCCAATAATCATCGATGGAACCACCACCAATATTTACTGTCCATTCATGGTCATTCTGCCATGGTCTTGAACCTTTCCAATCATAGAGAGTGAATACTCCGTATTCAGTTTCTCCATCACTATTTGTTCTTTGTGTTTTTACAACCCATTCCATAGTAACTTTACCACCCATTTCATTAGGTGCGTAATAAATTGGATCTCCAAACATTTCGATTAATTGATCTGTGGTTACACTTTCCATATAACCTTGTCTTGATGTGCCAGTAGCAAAGCCACTGTGTTCAGTTGGGATAAATTGAATTGTTTCCATTATTTAGCCTCCTGTGCAACATAATGTTTATACATACTATCTTTGATTTCAGATGCCATTGCGTAAGCATTGAAATCACCACTAGCTTGAACACCAAAATCTCTAGCATTCACTACTAGTTTGTAGTATTTAGAACCACTCATAAATTCATGGAATTTGTTTTCAACAGTTTGGCCATGAATCCAAAATGTATTATTAGAACCTTTTACAGGTGAAAAAGAATATCCTAATTCATTTTTTAAGAAATCCTTAATTTTATTTTTATCAAAAGTACCTTTTTGCGAAGGTTTGGCTTTTACTATCATATTATAATTTTTCATGTATTACTCCTTATCATCAAATTATATAACCATTATACCATAGTTTTGCACTTATGTAAATAGCTAAACTGAAATTGTTACACAATTGTAACAGAATTGTAACAGAATTGTAACAATTGGTGACCCCTAGGAGATTCGAACTCCTGTTGCTGGGATGAAAACCCAGTGTCCTAACCACTAGACGAAGGGGTCGGGTTAATTTATTAATCATCTTTATCATCAATATATGGTCTATTATACCATAGTCAAGAGTAAATGTAAATAGCTAAAATGAAAAAAGTGTGACTTTTTTAGAATATAAGGCCATTGTCTTCTAATACAATAAAGTTATTAATAACAGCCATAGTAATTAATGTATTAGGAAGTAGTAAATCATCTTTTTCATATGTATGGATTATTAAATTACCCCATACTAATTTGAATAATATTAATCTATCTAGGTGAGGGTCTTTTCCTATAATAGGATTTGCTTCATATATATTTGGGTCTTTTAAACCACGATTTGTAGTCCATACATCAAGAGCATTGATTGCCCAGAAATAATAAAGTTCTTTTTGAGGATATTTTTCTTTAAACTGTATAGATAGTGACAGTTTCGGATTTTCCTTTAACCTTGATGCTATCAACTTTTGTGAGTAATCCGCCTTTACACTGTCCAGCAGTGGTTGGGCCCAACAACATTCGAATCCCATCATAATTGCGTGTTTGGCCTTCGAGTCGAGCACCGAGATTGACGGCGTCTCCAATGACGGAATAGTCAAATCGAGATTCTGACCCCATGTTTCCAACGATGCAGTCGCCGGTATTGATACCAATCCCAACATCAATCCTAGGTAAACCTTGTTCTTCAAGTTCTTGTATAAGTTCATCTGCTGCCTTTAATATTTCAGTTCCTGTTTTTACTGCTAGTTCTGCATGATTTTCTGTAGGTAAAGGAGCATTCCAAAATGCCATAATACAATCTCCCATATACTTATCAATTGTTCCGCCATTATTTAAAATGATTTTAGTCATTCTATCTAAATAGTTATTTATAATTTTTACGAGTCCTTCAGGGTCATTATTGTTTTTATAATGCTCTGATATCGGTGTAAAGCCTACTATATCCATAAATAGGAATGTCATCTCCTTTCTTTCTCCACCAAGTTTTAATAATGATGGGTCTTTCTGTAATAACATAACCTGTCTTGGATCTAAATAAGTTTCAAACTGTTTCTTAATTTGTTGTCTTAACATAAATTGCTTATAGAAATTATTCAGTGCGCTTGAGAGATAAGTTATTATATATAATATTAGTGAATAACTAAGGTCGAGGAGTATAAAAAATTTATTCCAGATATAATACACGAGTCCGCCTGTCCCGGCGACAAGAACCAGAAAGGTTGCAAAAGAAACCCAGATTGGTGCACGATATACCAAAAGAACCAGAAGCAGAGCAAGCAGAGTTGATACAATCAATTCTACAGGAGTTGCGTACTGAGGCCGAGAGATTGGATTCTCAGAAAGAATCGTCTGTAGAGTTGTCGCTTGTAATTGATGGGGATACTTTAATCCGCCAGGAGTAGGTACTTGTAGACTCAAACCTCTAGCGGTCACACCGACCAAAACTGTTTTGCCTTTTAAATCCGTAACATCTGATAGATTATTAATATACTCTATTTCTTCAAATTTTGTATTCCATTTTAACCATATAGAACCATCAGCATCTGTAGGTATTTCATAGGGTCTTAATACAATACTTTCAATTCCAGCTTCATTTGATTTAATAGTATAAGATGGTTTATCATTTAAAACTCTAATTGTTTCTAAAGCAAATGATGGATATAATTGACCATTTACATTAGAAATAAGCGGTATTCTTCTTGTTATATTATCTACTTCTGGAGCACCATTAGATAACCCATGGCCCCATGCACCTGATTCTATATCAGGTATATTAGTAACTAATCCTTTATATTTGTAAATAAAATCGAGAGGATCTGAGGTACCGAATGTAGCATATCCAACATATGGAGCAGAATCACTTCTACCATATTCATCTGCCGTTTGTGTTAATATAATACCATTATCTTTTATCCAAGATGAAAACACTTCATCACCACCAAACCTATCTGCTTCTGGAAACATAATAGTAAACCCTATCATACCTGCATTTTTATTTCTCAAATCAGCTATCATTTGAGCATAGTATTGTCTAGGCCAAGGAAACTGTCCTAACTCTTCTAGGGATTCCTCTCCTATATTGAGTAATACTATTTCGTTGGATTGTTCTTCAGGAAGTGTTTTAATTAATGTATCAAATACATTTAATCTTGTTTGCTCTAATAAAGAAGGGTCTGCTATTCTCATACAAACCATGAGAAAAACTAAAGCTATTGTTGTCCAGATGGACGTTATATATTTCATTAATTACCTTGAGTAACATTAACTGTACAACCACCGACAGTATAACATGTATTCGTAATAGAATATGTTTGATTAGTTCCACCCTGTTGTAATAAGTTTAATGTTGTTGGTTCACTACCATCTAATGTCACTTGAGCATTATGACTTGCATTACCTTTTTGCATTAAGTCAACGGTTGAACCATCAGCTGTTCCATAAAAATATTGTTGTGCATAATGAGAACCTGTGCCTTCTTGCCATAAGTCTAGTTCTGTATCATCTGCATGTAAATCTAAATTAAATGTATGTGTTCCGCTTTGGTATACATTCACTGTATTATCATTTCCCCATATATGTCTACCATAAGTTGCACCATCATATTGAAGTACGCTTTCAGTATTACCTGTACCATCTACATCTCCACCCCAACTTTTACCTGAACCCCAATATGAAACCCAACCAATATAGTTACCTGAACCATTCTGTTCAAATGAAAATGTATTTGAGGCGTGGTCAAATGAGAATCTTATCTCATTATCATAGCCTATTTGTGTTACGCTGAGGCTCATATCATCACCTGAGCTTACTTGTTCCACATGAACATGATTATCATCTGCGAATATCGGTGCTATAAGCAACATAAATGGTGCCCAAGGCATTATCCAATATTTAAAGAATTGTTGTTTAATTTTTTTCCACATAATATTATTTATAATTGTTTAATCCTTATATCAATCGCATCACCATCATTTCCTATGATTACTCCTTGCCATGATGGTGTATCTGTTTCTAAAGTAAATGAATTACCTGTAGCAATGGTTATTTCTATTAATCCTTGTACATTTCTATATAGTACTAAATCACCATCTCTTAAAAATACATTATATTGTGATTCATCATTTAAACCACGAGTTGCACCTTTAATATCAAACTCACCTAATGTATCAAATAAATCTCCGGAATCTACGATATCCAATACATCAATTAAAAACTCTACATCGAGTTCATCAATATCAAGTTCATTAAATTCATCTAATTCATCCTCAGCCAATTCATCTTCTTCTAATTCATTAAATTCTAAAAAGTCGATATCAAGTAATCCTTGATCTTCATTTTGTTCTTCTTGTAATTCCTCTTCCATTTGTTTTTTAATATCTTCTGGTGGATTTACAATAAACATATTGTCAATTAAAGCTGGTGTAATACCATTAATGACTGTTGTTTGCGTAGGTGATCTATCATATGAAGCAACCATAGTGGCAGCATATGCTTCATCTAATATTACAGTTCCACCAAGATTCGATACTTCAATAACTCCAGATGGATTACCTTGATCATCAGGTAATAATATAATAAGTGATCTTCCAATCTCATCGATTGTAGTTGTAAAGTCTGTACCTCTCACCGCGATAGTTGCTGTAGGTGTACTAATTTCAATATTTGCTTTATTCACTAACCCTAAAGAACCTGAAGCAAACCTTGCAGTTCCACTAACCATTCTCATAGTCATCTTTGACATAGAAGGATCAGGGTCATAATAGACTGTATCTATTAATACTCTTGAATGTTCTTTAAGTTGAAGTTCTGCTTTATCTAAGAATTCGATAAGCATTCGACCATCGGCCGTTTCTGCTGTATCATTAAGGTTGATTTCGAGACCGACTTCATGATTAAGTGTTTCCTTACCTCGAGTAATTCCACCATAACCTTTGGTCTCTCTAATATCGCCAATGGGCTCAGCATAACTGAACCCACTGATGATGAGTGCACTAGCTATCGCTACCGCTATCTTTTTGTGTAATTTGAATGATTGCATTATCTGAAGTAACGTCTAAAACAATGTTCGCATTAGGTGTTGAACAAGCAACTCCTGCTCCGGTTGCACAAGTACCAGATATTTGATTAATATCAACATCTGCTGAGTCACCTACTAAAGTGAACTCTAAGTTTTGTGCTCCATCATTTTGTAATGTGTTAATATTGTTTGAACTTCCTGTTATATCAAAGTTCCATACATTATCATCACTTTCCCAATCGATGTCAAATACGTTTGAATCACCGATTAATATTAAATCAGCATCTAATCTTTCTGCACTATAAACATAACCTTGGTCGATATCAAAAGTGTTTGAATCACCTGTGACATCAAAGTTTATGTTTGAATCATCTGTACTACCGATGTAACCAATATTCCAATCAATCTCATTTGAATCTCCAGTAAAGTCTAACTTATAGTAAGAACTATCTGCTACTACTGGTCCAAATAAAACGTTTTGATTACCTGTAAAATCTAAGTCAAATTCTAGTGAACTACCTGTAATACTCATTGCAGATAATGATCCGCCAGAAGCGTCATCTCCACCGATTTTGTTACCAAAACCGATTTGATCTACATAAAGTTTTAAAGTATCACCAGACTGAGTGATCTTAACTTCGTTATCATCAGTGGCCTGTGCGAAAATAAAAGATGTCGACAATAGCAATGCTATACTTAAAAGTTTATTCATTTTCGTTATACCCCTCTATTTTCCAATAACCACGATCGTGGCCTTGGTATACTAATTCCAACACTGCAGCTTCAATCGCTGTTCGTGTTGCATATGTCACTGACTCATTATTACCCACTCCGTCCTCATATTCTACTAATGTGGTACTATTATCGACGAATCTAAATATGTCACCACTACCACCATAACTAAGAATTGTTTTCTTAGCTTGGACATTTAATAATACTTCACCAGTTAAAACTGAAACAGCTCTAACTGATACGGTGACGACATCTTGCGTATATCGTTTACTCTTACCAATACCCAGTAATCGTGCGCCTCGACCACCTGTTTGAATATTAGTATCATAGCCAATAATTCCACCTTCTATTATCATACCAGCAAATAGGAGTGGATTTAATGGTTGCGGACCACCGTCGCCCGCAAATTCTTGTCTAGCACTTCGTATAATTTGTCTTTCTCTTACAAGGTTATCAATACCTTGTCTTTCAACTACTCTAAACCAAGTGCCATCACCTGCAGTTTTTAAGGCATCAATTAACATTTCTGTTCCGCCTTGTGTTACTGCAGTAGAAAAGTCTGCAATACCTTCTCTTTCTTTTCTTTGCCCTGTTTTATCAATAAAATTATATACAGCAACTACAGGCTTTTCTTCAGCTGCTGGTAAATTTAATAATTCGACATATGATGGTAACCTTACAACTTCAGGTTCCTCTACACATATATAAGAATGTCTTACTGTCTTTTCTATTCTTGCTTTAGCGTTATGTATAGATGAACTATGTAATAAAGAATCAACATCTGATTCACCTTTTTCGTAATCAGTCGGTTCAAAAGTTATTTGTTTACATTCTTGAGGTTCGTCTGACCATAACGGAGTTGATGATTCATTCATCAATCCTAAAACTATTAATAATGCAACTAAACCTTCCATCAGCCAACATCCGGATCTTGTCCAAAGTTACCTGAACCAATAGGTATTTCGATTACGGTTGTAGTACCGTCTTCTCCAACGATTGTCATTTTAATATATTCAGTACCATCAGCATTTGTTAT